TGCCCATGATTTTGGGGGATATGGCTGGGGTGGAATCCATCCACCGGGATATCGCCTCCCGGCGGCTGACGTTTCATCGGACCTGTCAGAGGAGCACGTTGTGCCAGTGCCGTGGGTTCTTCTGATGCGGCGCTTCGTCTACTACTTGTCTTGGGGCAGATCAGCCATCGCTGTAATCAGAGAGTGTTCAATTACCTCTGTGTTTTCGGCCAATGGGGCGATACGCGTTCGAATACGGCCCGCCCCCGCACGGCGGCATCGCGCTTGGCCTGATAGCGGGCCTGGAGTCGAACCAGGCGATCGGAAGAGAATCTGCCTTCCATGACGTGGTTGACGTACAGGGCGTCGCCCAGGCTGGTCCCGGCGTCGCCGGAAGCGGGCTGGAAGAAGTAGTCTTCGAACGGGCCTTCGCGCAGCAGGCGGCCGTTGGCCGAGCAGTTCAGTGTGACGCCGCCGGCCATGCACAGGGTCTTCATGCCGGTAAGTTTTTGGGCCCGGCGCGCCAGGTGCAGGATCGCCAGTTCAAGCATTTCCTGAAGGCTGGCCGCGATGTCTTCGTCTCGCGACTTTCGAGCGCAGCCCGCCGATCCTGGAAACCATTTCCGCGAAGCTGGAGCAGCCGTTGCGTTCACCGAACATGTCCCAGACCATCGCCGGTTCCAGGCGGCTGAAACCGACGAACCAGCCACCCCCGACGATGGCGTTGACCGGGTATTTCAGCTTGAACAGGAAGGGCATGCCGACAGGGGCGTTGGTGAACGGGGGACGGCCGCTGGGCTGCCAGAAATTGACCTCGTCAGGCTGCAGCCGCGAAAGCTGGTCGAACCAGTCGCGATCGGTAACGCCAACCCAGAACTTCATATCCCTGAAGGCCCCCGGTCAAATGCGGTGTGGTCAGGGGAACTATAAACCGGAATCGGGCGGGGGGCTTCAGGAAAATAGGCCGCGTAATCAGACCACAAGAAAGTTTTCCGGAGCTGCGAAAAAGTTCTTGTCTGCCAAGTTGGCGCCTTCAATCTCAGGTCTGGGATGCGAACAAGGAGGTCAAAAAATGACTGCATCCGGACAGGTTATTACGGCTCACGCGCATACCAGGATCCACCAGAGGGGTCTGCGTGAAACAGACGTCCTGCACGTCAGGGATTTCGGCTCCGCCTTTCACGCCGGCAGGGGGTGCATGGCGTTCCTGGTCGACAAGGACGCCGTCAAGCGGGCGCGAAAGGACGGCATCGACCTGACGCGCCTGCACGGGGTCGGGGCAATCGAAAGCGACGACGGCGTGATTGTGACCGTCGCCCGTTACCGCAGAAAGCCACGCAGGTGGCGGTGAAAGGGGGAAAGCCGATGAGAACAAACATTCCACCTTCGGTGAACTGGCATCTATGGGCGGGCTGCAACATGAAGTGCCGCTTCTGCTTCGCGACTTTTGGGGACGTGACTAGCCGGCTGGGCGGTAGGCCTTCGCTTGGACACGCGGACAACATCGCGCTGGCGGCCCTGCTGGGCAGAAAAATCGATGACAGCGACGGGCAAGGCGGTCGGCACACCGGCATACATGGCACCGGAAGTCCTGGACGGCAAAAAGGCGTGCGCCGCGTCCGATGTGTACGCCGCCGGACTGGTGTTGTACCGTATGCTCGCGGGCCGTCTGCCGTTTGACCTGCCCGAAGAAGAATCGTCGATTCTGGCGCTGGTTATGGCCGTCGGGCGCGCCCATGAACGGGGTCTGCCGGATGTGCGGGAATACGTGTCCACACTGCCCGACGGTCTGGCAACTTTGACAATGGGCACCCTGGGGCGAGATCCGGCTACGCGTCCGCACGACGGAAATGAAATGGCGGCACTGCTGGCAAAAGTGGAAAAGAGCCAGCGTTCGGATGCGGCCCCGGCGAATCAACCTGATATGACATCGGACGCGACGTGTCTGGCGTTTGACCTGGGGCAGCCCGGCAGGAAGGTGCCGGGTTCGGAGCCGGGGGCAGGGAAGGGCGGGGCCGTGCCCCGGGATTTCGTGGGTGAGGATCGGTCGCTGCTGGACCTGGATGTTGGGGCAGGACGGCCAGAACCCCTGCGGGTGGATCAATTATTGGTGGCCGAATGGATCAATAATTGGTGGCCGGGAACAGCGGGACAAGGGCCGCAACGACTGACCGTGATCCACTGCCACTTCCTACCGAACACAGCGAACATTATTGGTCGACTCAGCCCCACTCTGATATATATCCCCGTCATAGAAGGAGAGTCTCCAAACTTTGTTCGTTTCATCTACGACAGCAGTGCTGGAACCATAAAATGAGCACTTGCCTTTCATGCCCTCGGGCCAATAGCAGCCTCCTTCGCCAGGTCCCTCCCCGCCGGCGCATCCAGGAGTGCAGTCATAATAAGGTTTACATTCCTCTGCAAGACATTCGCCTTCCTCAATATTGCATTTGCCGCCCGCTGCTGTGTCAGGACAACCCCTGACGAGAGACCTGAGCTCGCCGATTGTAGGCACCCGCCAATCTTGATAGCCACCCAGGGACAACTGCGCACAGTACGTGTCTGCCTCTGATTGAAGCATCCGACCCTCAGTTGGAGCGTTCTCCCATGTCAGTCCCGATGAAGTATCCTCCCACCAGATGACAGAGCACTGTCCGTCCTGACACTCACTCGACGCACCACAGCCGCCACAGGACCCACCGCACCCATCATCGCCACAGTTCTTCTCGTCGCAGTCTGGCACGCACTCACATTGGCCATCCATACAGACAGACTGCGGCCCTTCGCAATACCCGCACAAGCCACCGCAGCCATCTATTCCGCATTCCTTGCCCCAACAATCGGGAGCGCAGCACATCCCGTCATGGCAATTCAGTTCCTCTTGGCACTGGTCATCTTCGCTGCAAATCTCGCCTTCGCTCAGCGGACTGCAGTTTGGGGCATCAATACTGATACCCTTCTCCAGTCTAATGCACTGGCCCTGGTGGCAGCACTCGGTCACAGTACAGGTGTCTTCAATTACCCACTCTTTATTGGCCTCGGCTTCTGTCCCGACCAGTGCGCACAACCTGGCCACCTGGAGTCCAGAAGATGAGTATCCGCAGGTCCGGTCGCCAATCACTTGGCATGTAATCTCAGTTGACCGCCTCCATGCCGCTGGACGAGATCATCATCGTCCCGGATGAAGAGGTCGGAAAGATGCCGGTGCGCGAAAACCTGAAGACGGAGTCCATCGATCAGAAGACCCGCTTCAAGACCGGCTGGCTGGTGTGGTCCGAGATCGGTCAGGGCATTACTCGCCCCGACATCATGGCCAAGGTCAAACTGGTTCCGTAATCCGGGAGGTGATGTGACATGAATCGAATCAAGAACATCCGTCCCGGCGTTCTGGTGATCCCCGACGCCGGGCTGAAACTCAAGCCCGGCCAGGTGGTCGAGGTGGAACGCCTCACCAAGCAGATCCAGGCGGCTCTCAAGAATGGTCGCCTGGCCATGGCCGACAAACCGAAGCAGGAACCGGTCGCTTCTCCAGAGCCCGACCAGGACGCGGAACCGGTGGACCTGAGCAAACTCTCCGCCACCGACGCCATCTCCAAGGTCAATGAGGAAGCCAATCCGGAAACCCTCAAAGGCTACATGGATACCGAGAAACGCCGCACGGTGATCGACGCGCTCAAGAGCCGTCTGGAGGGCCTGCAAGGTGCTGCTGAGTGACCTGATCGCCGACCTGCGGCTCGACCTGTCCGATCCGGGCGCATCTCTCTTCGAGGATCAGACCCTGGAGAGATGCGTCCGGAAAGCCGTTTTCCGGGTCGGCCGTGACCTCGACCAATCGCTGACGATCACGGCCGGAGAGATTACCCCCGATCCCACCGGCGAGGTCCGCGAGCTCCTGGTGATCATGGCGCAGATCCACGCCTGCCAGGTCATGCGTTCGGCCACCGCCAACGCATTCTCCTTTTCCAGCGGCGACAAGCGGGTGGACAAAACCGGCCAGCCCGGCCACTGGGCCAAGCTCGAGGCCGATCTGCTCGCCGACTACCGCCAGCGGCTCACCGAGTTGCGTCCGGCCACCCAGCTCGACCAGGAAGCCTACATCCTGACCCCGAGCGGCCTTATGCCGGTCATCTACGAACAAGGGATCGATCTCGATGTTGTTGAATGACCGGGAACGTGCCGAAGCCGTGGCCGACGTCGCCCGGCTGATCCTCTCCTCCGGCCAGACCGCACGCATCCTGCGCGTGGTTCCCGGCGAGCGGCTCTACGGCACCGACGATGCCGAATACGCGGAAGTCTCTGTCATCCCCCTCGAACTGAACGAAACCCCGCCGGAGGAGCTGAGCGGCAAGATCGACGCGCTCGCCTGCGTCCTTCCGGATGCCGATGTCCAAGGTGAAGACCGCCTGGCCGCAGACAGGGAAACCTATCGCATACAGAGTGTGGAAGAAGAACACTTCTTCGGCACCGTCACCCATAAGAACCTGCAACTGGTGAAGCTCAATGGGCGTTAGGCGAACCGGTGACTGGGACAAGGCCCGCGCCAAGCTGACCACCGGCATGGGGCCGCGCCTGGCCACGGCCCTGCATCAGGCCACGATCCGCAACGCCCTTTTTCTGGTGCGCGAGATCCAGCGGGGGATTCGCTCCCAGGCCCCGGGCGGACAGGCCTTCGTGAAACTCGCCGAAAGCACCATCGAGCGCAAAGGTTCCAGCAAGGCGCTCATCGACACCGGCTTTCTCGTCAACGCCATCACCCAGAAGATCATGGCCGACAAGGCGTTCGTCGGCCTGCTGCGCGGCACCGTCAACAAGGACGGGGAAGACATGGTGAACATCGGTGCCGTCATGGAGTACGGGGCCACCATCAAACATCCGAACGGCGCGACCATCATCATCCCCGCCAGACCCTTTCTGCATCCGGTGATGGATAAGTACCGCGAGCAGATCCTCCAGAACTATCGCGAGGCGATCCGCTCCGCGCTTTGAGCCTCCGACACATCGCCAGCGCTTCCGGTAAGTAACCAGGCAGAAAACGGAGGCGTCCCTTGAGCACGATACAGACCGTCACAGAAACCCTGATCCGCCTGGCCAAACAGGCCATCCACCCGGACACCGTGCTGGTGTTCCCGGATGACCTGTTCGAGGTCCAGCGTACCCCCAGCGTCATCCTCCAGGGGCCGAAGCTGACGGAAGACCGTTTCCGCCGCAGCCAGAGCCGACTGTTCGAGAAGAATGTCGCGGAGCTGAGTTTCGAGGAGTGCCGGTTTCCCCGTCTCTATCACCTCGATTTCGATCTGGTGGTGACCGTGGACCGGGAGGCCGAACTGCTCGGTTTTCACGAATCGGTGTCGCGGTTCCTCCAGCTTTACCCGGAGATCGCCATCGCCGACCAGGGCAGCCTGAACCTTACCGAACTGGTTCCTCTGGGCGGCCTGGCCCGGGTGAACCTCTCCAACCTCCGGCAAAGCTCCGGACGCATCCGCATCGAATCCTGCCCGGTGTACGACGGCGACCTGCGCGACGGTCGGCTGATCCGGGACCGGACCTTCCAGTTTCACGGCGACGTGACAGAGCAACGAACCATTCAACCGTAAAGGAGAACAACCGTGATCGAGATCAGAAACCTGCAGTTCCAACCCCTGACGTTCAACCTCTCCGGCCAGGGAACCCTTCACCTCGGGCCGCGAGAACGCAAGAGCATCGCCCGCAAGGACCTCTCCGCCGAGATCAAGACCGCCGGAAAACGCGGCCTGGTGCGCATCACCGACCTGACCGGCGGCGTGGAACCGGAACCGGAAAAGCCCTCGGCAACCGATGACGCCGCAGCCGATGAGGCCAAGACCACCAGCAAGCGGAGGAAATAACCATGCCGACCTATCTATCGCCCGGGATTTACACCCGGGAAACGGACTTCAGTTTCTATGTGAAGCAGATTTCGACCTCGTCGGCCGCCATGGTCGGGGTGGCCGAGAAAGGCCCGATCAACAAGCCTGTGCTGGTAACGAGCTGGGAGCAGTTCATCAACCGTTTCGGCTCCTATATCAACGAGAGCTATCTGGCCTACGCCGCACGGGCGTTTTTCGACAACGGCGGATCGGTCCTCTACGTCACCCGCATCGCCCATCTCACCGACTCCACCGACCGGGACACCCTGACGGCGCTCAAATCTTCCATTGTGCTGCAGAACCGGGAGGCGACGCCCGCCGACGCCCTGCGGATCGAGGCCGTGAACGAAGGCGTCTGGGGCGACCGGCTCTCCGTCTCCATTGAGGACGGCTCCCTCGATCCGGCCAACCATTTCAACCTGGTGATCCGGCATAAAGGCGATGTGGTCGAGGTGTTCAAGGATCTGAGCATGGACGAGACGCTGCCCAACCATGTGGAGCTGGCGATCAACGACCGTTCGGATTTCATCCTGGTCCAGGATCTGGCAGCCGCGTCGGGAACGCCCGGCGACCGTCCGGCATTGGGCGTGTTCACACTCGGCGGCGGTGACAACGGACTGACCGACCTGGCCGATGCCGATTTCATCGGCGATCCCTCGCAGCATACCGGCCTCTATGGCTTTGACGAGATCGACGCCCTGAACCTGCTGATGGTTCCCGGCGTCACCACGGTGCCGGTAATCAACGCCGGAATCACCTATGCCGAAGGGCGCAAGGATCTGCTGTTCATCGCCGACACGCCCATGCATCTGGAGCCGCTCGAGGCGGTCGACTTCCGCAAGGGACAAGGGATGTACAGCCACGCGGCCTTCAACTCCTCCTACGCGGCGCTCTACTACCCTTGGCTCGAGATCAGCGATCCGGTCAACTCGCGCAAGAAGCTGGTGCCGCCCTGCGGCGCGGTGGCGGGCTGCATCGCCCGCAGCGACCAGAAGACCAACGTCTGGAACGCGCCCGCCGGTATCGACCGGGGCCGCATCTTCAACACGCTCTCCCTGGCCTACAAAACCAGCCGTGGCGAGCGCGATGTGCTCTATCCGGAAGGGGTCAACGTCATCGCCGTGTTCCCCGACACCGGCATAAACATCTGGGGGCAGAAGACACTGCAGAGCCAGCCCTCGGCCGTGGATCGCATCAACGTGCGCCGCCTGATGATGTACATGGAGGAAGCCATCTCGGAATCCTCCCGCTTCGTGGTGTTCGAGCCGAACCATCCCCAGACTTGGCGTGCCCTCGGCCGCCTGATCAACCCCTTCCTTCAGGACATCAAGGACAAGGGTGGCCTCTACGACTTCGCCTTCCAGTGCGACGAGGAGACCAACACCCCGGCGGTCATCGACCGCAACGAAATGGTGGCCCGCGTGTTCGTCAAGCCGACCAAGACGGCGGAGTTCATTGAGCTGAACTTCATCCTGACCAGCACCGGCGCGGACTTCAAAGAAATCATCTAACGGGAGAACACGGCTATGAGAAGCGGAAATATGCCCAAGAGCCTTTACCAGAACTGGCAATTCGCCATCGAGGTAAACGGCTTTGACGTGGCCCTGTTCCACAAGGGACAGGAGCCCAAAACCGAATTCGAGGAAGTGGCCTTCGCCCCGGCCGGGTCCATGTTCGACCAGAAGGTGGCGGGCCGGGTCAAGTTCGAGGACATCACCCTTGAGAAAGGCGCACTTCAGGACGGCTCCGACGAGGCGGCCCGCGAATGGATCAAGAAACAGGTGGACGTGAACGCCGTCACCGGCGGCCTTCCGGCCGACTACATGCGCGACATCGACGTTGTCCGCTACGACCGCACCGGCA